AAGATTACATTTACGTGTAACTCCAAAACCGCTATTGCATCTACCGGTACGTGGTAAATCCAACTAACTAACTAAGGGGCAAAAATGGCTAAATTAAAGATCGTACGTAATGATGGGACCGAGCTTGTAGGAGAAATCACGCCTAGCGTTGAGTATGCCTTTGAGCAATTTTACAAGATCGGTTTTCATAGAGCTTTTCGAGAGCAAGAGATGCAATCGATGGTCTACTACTTAGCTTGGGAAATTACAAAACGTGCAGGGGAAGCGCCAAAACCTTACGGTGAGGCCTTTATCGATACGCTGAAAAGCGTAACCGTGGAGGACAGCGACCCTTTAGCCTAAAGCGCGATCTCCCTTTTACTTACTTAATTGCGAGATTGAGCATAAGGCTAGGGATCGCGCCGCAGGCGCTTTTGGATCTTGATAAGAATATGCTCGATGCATTAGTGCAAGGGCTTAAGGATGAGGCTAAGGAGGTCGAAAATGCCAGTAGAGGTAAAAGGCGCGGTCGCTCTTAGAAAAGCCTTAAGGCAATTTTCTCCCGATCTAGCTAAGGAAACTCAAAAAGAGTTAGCAGCGATCTTACGTCCCATCACTATTAAGGCTCGAGGCTTTATACCTGCATCTGCACCGTTAAGCGGCTGGGGCTCAGGTAATGGCTACTTTCCTGCCTATAGCGCCTCTGAGGCGCGTAGGGGTATTGGCTACAAAGCCACACCCTCAAAGCCTAATAACAATGGCTTTAGATCCCTTGCTCGGATATTTAATAAAAGCGCTGCCGGTGCTATTTATGAAACAGCTGGGCGTAAAAACCCTCAAGGCCGACCACAGGCAAAGATGAGTCGAGTAGCTGTACCGGGTCATAAAAACTTTGGTAAGAATATCCGCTCCGGTAATAAAAACGAGTCCAAGTCTAATAACCCAAATGCAGGCGCACAATTTATAGATGCGTTAAATAAAAACGGCGAGATCGTAAACGCTTACGTTAGACAAGAGGGCCAAGCCGGACGAGCCAGCGGCAAGATGAAAGGCCGCGCAATCTTTAGAGCGTGGCAAGAGGACGGCGGCAAAACTCAGGCAGCTGTATTAAAAGCGATCGAGACAGCCGCTAATAAACTCAATGCAACGGCAAAGGGATAAACGTGTCTAATATAGTTATTGATATTGCGGCCGAATTCACCGGTAAAGGTGCTTTTAAGAAAGCCGAAACCTCTACAGATAAATTAACCAAGGGTGTAAAAAGCCTAGCTAAAACTCTTGGCGTGGCTTTTGGTGCTCAACAAGTTTTGGCATATGGAAAGGCAGCGGTAAAAGCCGCGGCAGCGGATGAAAAGGCTCAAAAGCAACTAGCCCTAGCTCTAAAAAATGTCGGCCTTGGGCGAGATGCCGCCGCCTCTGAGGGCTATATACAAAAATTACAGAAAGAATTTGGGGTCCTCGATGACAATTTAAGGCCGGCCTATCAGACTCTAGCGGTAGCTACTCGGGATACAGCTCAAGCCCAAAAGTTATTACAGCTTGCCCTAGATATATCCGCATCAACTGGCAAAGATTTGGCGAGTACCTCATCCGCGTTGAGTAAGGCATTTTTGGGAAATAATGCGGCGCTTTCTAAATTAGGTGTAGGCATATCTAAAGCCGATCTCAAAACTAAATCATTTGAGCAGATTACAGCCGAGTTATCTAAAACCTTTGCCGGATCTGCTACAGCCTCGGCTAATACTTTTCAGGGCTCGATGGATAAATTGGCCGTTTCATCTGCTAACGCTCAGGAGATTATTGGCGAGGGTTTAATTAATGCTCTTAAAATTCTAAGCGAGGATAGCAGCGTAAGCGATCTAGCTACAGGCATGGAGGAATTTGCAACAGCTATATCCGAGTCCATCCAAGGCCTAGCCATCCTTATCGCTCAAATAAAAAGCGTAGGTAATCTGCCGTTTGGAGGCGCAGGTGCCATATTTGACATAGATAAATTATTCAAGTTTACGATGATCCCATATTTAAGGAGCCTTGCAAAAGGTGCAAATCAGGGCTCGGCTAACGATCCTGCCGCAGGGCTAGCGCATCTTGCCGAGCTAGAGGCAAAATACACAGCCGCTACACTTATCACTAGCAAGAAACTAACGGCAGAGGAATTAAAACAGCTTAAGGCTAAGCAACTCAAGGCAGCCATCGATAAGGCTAACCTCGCTTTAGGTAAGGGTGCAGAGGTTTTTGACCTTGAGCGTATCAACTTACAGGCAGCTGAATTAAATCAAGCCGCACAATTAGGCAAGGTAACTAGCCAAGCCCAGCTCTTACAAATCACTAATGACCTTGCTCGCTTGCAGGTTAAACAATCTATTTTGGATCTTGATAAAGCTATCGCTAGCCAAGACGTAGCAGCTATAACCCGTGCTACTAATAAACTAAATGCCGATTTAGGTGTATTGGGTGCTTTAACTGGTCAGGCTCTTAAACTTACAGAAATAGAGACAATTCTTAAAGGCATCCTGCCTAAGGATCTGATTAATATCTCTAACCTTAATCAGGCTTTAGCTCTACTAAATACTATTAGCGGTTTTGGTGGTGGCGGTATGGCCTCTCATGGAAACCCTATTTTGAGTGATCCAAATGCTAGCCCTAAAGGTTTCCCTACAGGTGCGGCTATAAACGATGCTCTTGCTAAAGGTAGTTTTGTGCCTATCGTGCCCGGTACAGGCGGCGTATACGGTGGATCTGGTCGTGCAGGTAATTACCCATCCTACGGATATCCCGGCTCAGATATGGGTTACGGTGGAGGATCTACTTACGTTGATATAACAATCAATGCAGGTTTTGGTACAGATCCCGAGGAGTTAGCCCGAGTCGTTGAAAATGTATTTAATCAATCTACAGATAGAGGCACGTCCACTAATCGCAGCTCTGGGGTTTATGTCTCATGACATGGCTACCCGAGTGGAAAATTATCGTAGGTACGACCGTCTACGACAACGTACTTAGCGTGACAATGGCAACAGGTCGAGACGATATAGATTTACAATGCAACGCCGGATATGCGCGTTTAGAGATCGTTAATACCGATAACCTGCCTTTTGATATTGACGTTACAGATAGTTTAACCCTCGAGTTAAAAAACAGCTCAGGCACTTATATACCTGTATTTGGCGGTGAGGTGTCAGATTTTGGTATATCCGTACGCTCTCCCGAGGATATAGGTTTTGTAACAATAGGTAATATATTGGCCGTAGGATCCTTGGCTAAATTGACTAAAGCCCTCTTTCCCGATGCCTTGGCTAAGGATGAGGATGGTAATCAGATATACGACATACTTAACGAGCTACTTATTAATTCTTGGTTTGAGGTAGCCCCAGCTTTACAATGGTATAACTACAACCCTACGACAACGTGGGCCGATGCTGAAAACGTAGGGCTGGGCGAGATAGATCAGCCTGGACTATACGAGATGATTTCAAGAGCTGCCGAGCCTTTTAGTAGCTACAACCTATGCGCTCAAATTGCACAAAGCGCTCTAGGCCAGATGTACGAGGACAAGGCCGGTCGAGTCTGCTATGCCGATGCCGATCACCGTACGACTTATCTATCAACTAACGGCTATACGACTATCTCAGCCAATTACGCTACTCCCTCGAGTATCAAAACGATTTTACAAATAGGCAAGATCCGTAACTCCCTAGTTTTCAATTACGGTAATAATTACAATAATAGCGCTACGGCTGTAGATACAGACTCGGTAGCCAATTACGGCAGGTACCAGCGTAACGTTACCTCTAACCTGCACAATTTGGCCGATGTTAATACCGTTATGACTAGAGAGCTTGGCCTACGCGCTATCCCTAGAGAGCAGCTACAAAGTCTCACCTTTAGACTAGATAACACTACTTTGCCAGATGCCGAGCGTAATAAGCTCATAGACGTATTTTTTGGGCAGCCTATGATTATTAACGATTTACCTATCAATATGTTTAACGGATCCTTTAACGGCTTTGTAGAGGGCTTTGCTATTAGAGCTACGCCGGCTTATGTTGATTTAACTCTTACCTTAAGCCCTACAGATTTCTCTCTAGTCGCGCCACAATGGGACACAGTAAGCCCGTCTAACCTGATTTGGACCGGCGTAAATGCTACGCTTGAATGGGAAAATGCAATAGGAGGACTAACGTAATGGCAACTACTACCCCTAATTTTGGTTGGCCGGTGCCTACAAGCACCGACCTAGTTAAAGATGGAGCTACGGCTATTGAAGCCCTTGGTGACTCGATCGATGCCTCTTTGCTCGATCTTAAAGGTGGAACTACTGGGCAGGTATTATCAAAAAATACTAATACAGATATGGATTTTACTTGGGTTACAACAGATGATGCTAACGCCATACAAAATTCAATCGTTGATGCTAAAGGTGATTTGATCGCAGCTACGGCTAATGACACTCCGGCACGTTTAGCAGTAGGCAACAACGGCGAAACACTAATAGCAGATAGTTCCACTTCAACAGGCTTGCGTTGGCAGGGTTCAGCAATTGGAAAAAATGCAGCGATTAATGGTGCTTGCGAAATAGCACAACGCGGAACTGCTGCGGTTACATTGACTGCCGCTTCGTTTTTGTATCCAGTAGATAGATTTTTTGCTGGCAGATCATCAGGAACAACTGGTGCAACTGCGCAACAATTTACTTCAACAGGTTTAGACGGTTTTCAATATGCAGTTCGCGTTCAGCGCACCGCAGCAAATACTTCAACAAATGACTTGTATATTGGGCAATCTTTCGAGACTGCCAATTCAATTCCATTTGCAAATAAAACGGTTGTTGTTTCATTTTATGCACGAGCAGGTGCTAACTATTCGCCTACATCTAGCGCGTTAAATGTACGTTTCTATACGGGTACAGGTACAGACCAATCAGGTTTGGGATCTGCCTTTACAGGTAGCGCCACACCAATTAGTCAAACAGCAACGCTTACGACTTCGTGGCAACGTTTCCAATATACGGCTACGCTTTCCTCAACAACTACACAAATGCAATTTTTAGCATTTTGTACTCCCACCGGCACGGCGGGAGCAGCGGATAATTTTGACATAACAGGGTTACAGGTCGAGCTAGGTGCAACTGCAACACCTTTCGCTCGCAATAGTGGCAATATCCAAGGAGAATTAGTCGCTTGCCAAAGGTATTGTCAGGTAGCCAATAACCAATTTGGTCAGATGTATTCAACAACTTCTGCAAGAATTATCTGGCCAGTGCAAGTGCAAATGCGAGTCACCCCAACTGTTACATATCCAACGGGTACTTTTACAAACTTTATTGAGCAAGTAGGTATTGGTAATTTAACTCCTACAGCATTCTCTGCTACTTCAACAGACAACAATTTTATTTATACTAATGCAACAGGAATGACGGCAGGCACAACATTTAATCCCATTCGATACAATGGCACAACCTTTATCGCAAGCTCGGAGCTATAAGATGATTAAATACAGAGAAGAAGAAAACTTTATTGTCCGCACAAATGAAAATGGCTCTGAGTCTTGGATCCCTAAAGACCTTGCTAATTCTGATTATGCAGCATATTTAGCAGATAAAGCCACAGCTAAGTAAGGCTGCTAAATATGGAGACTAGCTACAACGGCTATCCGGCCTCTAAAGATGCGGCAGAAATAAAAATAAAGTCCTACCCTGTAAAGGGTACGGATCGTAAAATAAGGTGTGCCGAGAGTGTGGGTCCACTCTTGGCCGCTTTTGCCGCTGAGTTTCACGAGCTGATCGAGCCAATAGACGAGGGCACTTTTGACGATTGGGGCTATGCCTACAGGATGGTTAGAGGCAACCCGACTAAGCTCTCTTGTCACTCATCCGGCACGGCTATCGATCTCAATGCTACAAAGCATCCTCTCGGCAAGGCTGGCACTTTCCCAGCTGAAAAGGTGCCTATGATCCGGGCGCTCGCTAAAAAATACGGCCTCAAATGGGGCGGCGATTTTAAGACACGGCCGGACGATATGCACTTTGAGGTAGAGGTATCAGCGGTAAAGGCTAAGGCTTTAATCTCTAGTTTAGGTTTATAGTAATACAAATCCTAAAGGGCATTTAGGAGCAAGACAATGAAAGAGCAAGCAATCGCGGTAGGTAAGTCCTATCTTAGATCAGCTGTAGCGTGTGCGGCAGCTCTCTATATGAGCGGTATTACCGATCCAAAAGTATTAGCTAATGCGTTTATCGCTGGGCTAATCGGGCCACTACTTAAGGCCGTCCAACCGTCCGAGGGACATTTTGGCGTAATCCTCTCTTTCT